GGGCACAGTGCGGTGTGCCCCAGCGGTGATCAACCGGCCCAAACCTTTGCTTACGTCGGTTAGTCGTTTACGGGGTTGATAACGGGGAACGCGGCCAGGAAATTGGCCAGGGTAGGTCCGGCGGGATATCCGGGGGGAAGGGCGTTCGCTCCTTGCCCGGTGCTCAGGACGATCTTGTTGATGTCCACTGATCCGCCGTCGAATACGGCCGGATGTTTAGTGCCCGTCGCCCCAAACGCTGGAATGGGGACGTCCATCCACGTCTCGTCCAGGATAAAGCAGTCGCCGCGGGCGAGCGTCTGGCGGCCATCGCTCGCGGTGGACAAGAATGGGCCAAACCCGCCGGTATCGCCCGAAGTGGTGCTGACCACAGTAACGGACGGGGCCGTGCCGCCGGTCAAGCTGTTCGTGCCAAGGGCCATCGTCACCACGCCGAGCGTGGTGGCATATGTGACGGTGAAGGGACCGCCAGCCGCGCCGGCAACGACCGCGCCGCCGGCTCCGACGTTGGTAAGCGCCACGAGTGCCGCCTGAACGGTCGCGGCGGTCGCGGCCTGGGCGAGTGCGCTGGTGGTGGTAGTGGTCCCGCCAGCGGTGACGGTCGCGGTAAACGTGCCGCCGGTGGGGATGCCGGTTTCGGTGAGGACGATAATAGCGCCGGTGCTAATCCGGCACATGATCGTGCCGAGCAAGAGATACGCTTGCCCGGTGTGGATGGTGGTTTGATCCACCGCGAGCAGCAAATCCGCTCCGGTGGCATTGGTGGGAAGGGTGGTGGGGTCGAGCGTGATGCCGCCGATTTTCCACTTAGGGGTGCCATCGGCGCTGACGCGCACCGCATAGCCCGTGGTTTGGAAAACGGCTCGGCCGTAGTTAGCAGGCATGTGAATTGTCCTTTCGGGGCAATGCGCCCCTCTGAAATCAGGTCAAAAGTGATGTGAGAATTACTTGGCGGAAGCGTAGGCGAGTTCGCGTTTTTGCATCGCGTCGTCTTCCTTGGCCCATCGATCCTCAGTGGTTTTTTCGATGGCCGAGCCGCCGCCGGGACCGCCTTGGCCGGGAAGCGTGTTGCGGCCCAGTGCCAGCATGTTCGCCGCGGCAACGGAAGGATCGCCGCCGAGCGTGGGCGAGGGCGTGTTGCCTTGAACGGCTTCGTAGAAGTCGAGCAGGTTGGCCAGCCCGGTTCGAAGCGTGCCGTCAGTCGGCTCGATCTCGCGAGAGAGGGTGAGCGACTTGAATTCCACCGGCTTTTTCAGGAATTTCGCCTCGGCCTGATCCGCGATCGCGGGCGTGATGGCCCCGCTGCGGATGGCCTTGTCCCGTTCGCTGGCGATGGCGCGGGAAGCGTAGTGCAGCTCGGCAGGCGTGGGTGGTGATGGCGATCGGGAGTTGCGTCCCAATTCCAGCGACTGAGCTTCCGCCGCCTTCCGGCCATCGTCGGCGGTTTTCACGTCGCGCGACAGTTGCAGCACCTTGTCGCCCGATTCCTTGGCCTTGCGGAGAAGTGCCGCAACAGCTTCATCGGCGGAGAGGTTCTCCATGCCGGTGAGTTGCCGTGCGGCGTCCAGATCTTCGCGGCTCATCTTCATGCCCTTTTTGGCGGCATGGCCGATAAGCCGGTCGATCCCGTTTTCGGTGCTGATGTCTTTGGCGGCATCATCACCATCGCTGTCAGAGATCATCTTTTTGATCTTGCCGACATGCTCTGAGGTGAGTTCTTGGCCCATGATTGGGGCTCCTTGTAAATGCTCGCGGTCATTGGTGAGGACAACCGCCTCGATTGGCTGGCCGCGAGACGCCGCCAGGGCGGGTTGAAAGTCTTCGATGTTCGCCGGTTCAAAACCTTTGAGGTCGTTGTATTGAGGATCCGGCAGGATGGCGTTGTGGTCGATGAGTTCTTCGTAGATATCGCCGTCAATGTCCTTGACGTTGGCAATCGTGCCGATGGACGATTTCTGCCGGGCGACGAGCTTTTCTGTTTCGATTTCCGGCCCGATGAACTGGTGAAGCCCGTAAAGCGAGTTGCCCCGGCGCTCAACGTCGACGAGGTATCCCCCGTTGTTTTTCTTCCCTTCGTAGTGACTGCCCACCGGCAGATACGCCTCATATCCCTTGGCCTGCGCCCGGCGGTAATCCCGCTCGATTGTTTCGAGCCGCTTCTCTGTCACCTGCTGCACTTCACCTTTGATGGTGACGACGCGGCCCAGCTTGAGCATCTCTTTCCAGTAGTATTTGCATGGCTGGCCATCGCGGTTCCTTGGCAGTCCGCGCCCAAGCGTGACGGCCGGGGCATACGCGCCGGTCAGGTCGGGGAATTGGAAAAGGACCAAACGGGGGTTTGGGGTTGTGGGCATTTGTATTGTCCAGTGATGAGCGTGGGAGCTATGAGGACTTTCAGTCCTCTACCGTCGTGCCTTCGTAAGCCAAAAACGCCATCGTTCCCTTGGGTGTAATCCCCACCAGATCGGCTTCATGCCGTCGCGTGCAAATCCACACCCATACCGAGATGTCCCGCCAGCCCGCAGCGTCGGCATGAACGATGCGTTGAGCGGCGCTTTCCCGTTGCTTTTCGGGAAGGTCGTAGAGAATCGCGTGAAGCTTTTCGCGGGCGATGGACACACATTCACATCTCTAACTTCACGCTACCGCCTCATACGGCATGAGCGGCGATATCGCGGCGTTGCCCCAGCCCGGCTCAGGCTCAATTGACGGGATAAGCGTTGTCGGTTCGAAGTCCCGCCAGATGGGGCGGTAAGTGGAACGGCAACCCCAGTGATTGCTTGGTGCGTGTGATTTCCACCAAATGTGGTCCCACGGCAACTGGACTCCGTTATAAGCTCGGCAAATATCGGTTGTGCCCTTGTCGATGATTGCGATGTATCTGAACCCTTTCAATTTGACGCGAATGTTCGGAATTGAGAACCCGTCGCCATAGCCGTCCTGATAAGCCTTAATGACCGCCGTTTCCGCCATCCGCTCAAGTGCCGATGGGTTCAACCGCGTGTAACCGCCCTTGGCCATTTCATCCCGGATCGCCCGCACTCTCGCATTCACGTCCGCGCCATATTCGGACTGCAACGCCTGCACGATCCTCTGCGCGATCTGCCGGTAAAGATTCTGTGTCGCCTGTGCCGCGTATGACTCGTAAGCCCGGCGAGCGGCGGCAAGGTCGATCACCTGCGAAGCTGGTAAATCGCCCGCGCCCGGAACTATCGCGTTCGGGGCAGTCACTCCCGGCAACGCGCCAGCGCCTATACCCGCTTCCGGCGCGAAGGTGAACCCCGACACCGGCAACCCCGCCATGCGAATCGTCCGCGTGACGCCATCGGTGTAGGCATCCACCATCGTCTCAACCATCCCGCCCACGCCGCCGGGCTGATCGATGTAGCCGGCTCCGAGAATGACGTTGCGGGCGGCAACCACCGGATCGACGCCAAGGCGCACGGCGTGCTGCGCGTGGACGCGTGAATCGTCAACCAGCAGAATTAAAAGCCAGAGCAGTTCACGTTCTCTGCGCTTGCGATCCGCTTCGATCTGATCTATCGCGTTTTGATCGGCTTCAGTCATGCCAGCATCATCAAAAGCTCGTCTTCTTCTTCCTCAACCGTCAGATTCTCTTCCGCTTCGATCGATACTCGCCCGGTTCTCGCCACCGAGACAACTCCCTTTACCCATACCCCCGCATTCGCCGAAACTCTGACGCGGCCCGTTGCCGCCTTGGCCTGCACTCCCTTGATCGATGGGGAGCAATCACTTCGATACGCGGGCACCTGTGGCGAGGCATACGGCCGCCCACCACCAAAGGAAGCCCCACCAAATACGCCTCCCGTCGGCGCCTGAATACTGACCGAAACACTGCCAACCGCTGCGGTCGCTTCAACCCCGCTTACTGTTACGTTGGCGTCCTGAGCACCGCCAGTTGTGACGGTGACAGTACCCGTCGCGGCTGTTACTGAGACGCCAGCTACGGCTACGTTGGCGTCTGCGGTCTCTGACGTGGCTCCAGTGCCAGAAGTCGCCGCTACGCCGCTTACACCAGCATTAGCGGCTGCCGCGGCTGCCGCGGTTCCGGTTGCCGATGCGACCGAAACGCCGGTGACAGTTGGGTTCGCGTCCGCTGTGACGCTGGCCGTTCCGAGTGCGGAAGTAGCGGAAACGCCGGTGATCGTCGCATTGGCATCGGCTGTAACTGTCGCCGAACCCGTCGCGGACGTTGCAGAGACGCCCGCGACGGTGACGTTGGCATCCCCGCCGTCACCGGAGATCGATCCGTCGAAAATCCCCTGCGGTGACAGATCGGGGTCGAATGTCCCGAGTTGCGCGAGGTCGGGATCGAAGGTTGCCTTGGGCACGTTAGCAGGCCCAGTCTCCGGTCATTCCGGACTGTAGATTGAAACCGGCCGTGGCGCTCGTGCCGGTGAACGTGCAGGTTCCGGTGGCGACGCTCGATTCGCACCACGCGTAGAAATGCCTTCCGATTGCAGGCAAATCCGAAATGGATGCCATCTGGTTGGACATGACCGAGGCCACGGTATTTACGACCGACGTGTTGAAGTCGCTTGAAAATGTATTGGTCGAGTCGAACCCTATTCCAACCGCCCGGCCGATTGAAATGGTGCTGTTGGCGGAGTTTACCGACAATATGGCATGGAAGGACTCCTCCTGAAGACCGACCATCAAGTCAACCTGGTAATTGGCGGATGCCTGCGCCTGCCGGATTGTGGCGACTGTATATGCCCACGTCGCCGGGCTAACCGCTTTCAGTGCGAAGTTGGTGTCGACACGGTTGTCGGCGTTGAACAAATCCAATTTGCAGGGAAGGTCGGTTCCGGTCGTAACAAAATGATAGGTTGTGGCCGACCGGGGCCGCACGGAGCCGAGGTAGCGGCGGGTGGCATCGGACGATTTGGTCCACACGCCGCTGACGCGCGTGAGCCCCGTGGCGCGGGCAGTGGCGCTGGTCCAATCCAGCAATTCAAGTGTGACGACCCCCGCATTCGAAAAGCCAAATACATCGAACGGAAGGTCGGTGGTTCGGCCAGTTACTGCGATAGAAACTTCCGCAGACGTGACGAGTTGCCAGTTACTCCCGTCATAAAGTGATATGTTGTCGCCTTTGTACTGTGCGAGAAAAATACTCGATAGCGTCGTTGAATTGGCGGTCATTACCGGAGTAGCCGACACGCCGGTCAGACGAAAGTCGTTTACCCTGGGATTTACTGAGACGGCGCCCTGCTTGGCGTTGCCGGCCGCATCGTAGATCCGAAAGCCCTGGCCCTCGACGTACACGAGTTCTTCGCCGGCATAGAGCACGCATGAGAAAAGCTCGACGGTCGTTGACCCGTCCGTGTGCTTGACGGTGATCGTATTGCTGGTCGTCGCGGACTTGTTCCGGACATTTAGAGTCTTGAGATTCCTCTGCGTGCTTGCGCCCGGCGAACCAAGAACAGTAGTCGTCGCGGCTGTGCTTATCGCGGTATTGGTTCGGCCTGGCGTAGTTGCGGAACTCGCAAGGTCAACCCAAGAAGCATGTACGTCCACGGCCGTCGCCGCCGAGGTAACGAGTTGGATCAGGTCGCTGATGCCGGTCAATAGGAGCATTACGCGATCCTGATATCAGCCGTCAGCCCATTGGCGGGCATTAGGACCGAAAAAGTTCCGTTCGTTGCAGTGAAATCACTTCCAAAGTCAATCACCTCGACGGCGGCATTGGCACGGGTCGAGTTGTAGATCAAAGCGCCGCGAGCGGTGAAGCTGGCGGTTGGCCAAGCAGCATTCGCGAAGTTGATGTATGCGGTGTCGCCGGACAATGCCCGCGTGTAGCTGCTGAGCGTTGCACCGCCGGTCGTATAGCCGCTGCCGTTGGCCACTTCATTGGTAGCGGCATAAGCCGTGGTGGTTTTGTCCAGTGTGGCGACTGAGGTGTACAGCGCGATCTTGTACACATCTCCCGGCTGGTGGACGCCGCCGAGAAAGTCGAGCTTGGCCTGATTGCAGAATGCTTGGGTGATTGGCATGCGTTACTCGGTTTCGGGCTCGTCGCGAATCTCGGTCGCCCGGCCCTTCTCGTCCCGAACGATCCTGCGCACCATCTTCGGTGGATTGTGCGGCGTGGGTTGCTGGGCCGGCAATTCGACGTTGACGATGGGCGCTGCCACATTCACCGTAGCCGGTTCGACCGTAACCGCCGGGGCGGCTGATGGCTGCACATTGATAACCGCGCCATCAACATGCACGTCGGGCGATGTGGGGTAAATGTTGAAGACCGGCGCGGGAGCGGGTGCCGCGGGTTGTCCGTATCCAGCGTCAAGGGGCGGAGGTTGCTCGCGACCCAGCACCAGACGGCTCAACCGCTTGCTCACTTCGCGCTGTGCCGATGCCGCGGCCAACCGCGCTTCCCGGCGGGTGGGTAGATCATCGTGGCGATTGCCATTGTGGCCGCTGCCGTTCCGGCTGGCCGCCAGATGCACCGGGATAGTGTCGCCGTTCCCCGGCCCAGCTTGTCCACCCGGCGCAGTCTTATCCGGCGGAGCGGCAGCAACATCCACAACCGGCTGCGTAGCCGATGCGCTGAATTCTTCCGCGTCGAATCCTTCCCCCTCAAGCTCGAAGCCCAAATCTTCCAGCACATTGTTGACCTGAACCGCTTTGAGAATCGCGGCGGCTACCGGCGTGTTAGACGAGATGGCTTGTTTGATGATGTCGGCTTTGACGCTTAGTTTGGAATCGGCCAGCGGCGCCGGCTTGAGCGCCACCGAACCCACCGCATGCGCCCCGACGTTGTATCGCAAAATGTCATCCGCCCAGCCCGTGACACCGATAAATGGGTTGCCGATGCTCATCTGAATCGCAATAGACACGGCGAATAGCTCTTTGCCGGTCATGGAATTTTCACTATGTACGCCCGCCTCGGCCTTCGTGCCCTTCGATCCTTCTTGCCCGGTGCGCTCCGGCAGTCCTAACGCCCGGAACATCTGCACATCTTCGTAGGTGCACGATGCGAGCATCCCATCTTGAGCCGGGGTCAACGTGCCCGCATTGTAAAACTCGACGCGCCAAAGGCTGGTGCTGGCCAACTTTGGGTCTCGCGCGATGTCCTTCGGATCAAACTGTACGCTGGGCATGGCCGTGCCGTAGCCCCACCCCAACGTCTGCAAAATCTGTGTGGCGATCACCGAATTGTCAGTCATCTTCCCGTTGAGGTTTGTTGATCCAGGCGGATAAAACAGAATCGGAAGGATGCCCGATAGCTTCGCCCGCAGGCGTTTCAAATCCGAGCGCGTCTGTAACCAGCTTACATACGGGTCATACGCCGCGTCATACCAGCTTTTGCCGTAGGCGCTGCCCAGCTCTGGCGATGCCGTCGCTATCCAGCATTTGTTGGGCGGCAGGATTGTTGAGGGGCCAGTGACGGAAACCCCCGCAAATCGGCCTGTATTGCTGCTGAGATAGATCGTGGAGTAATCCGGCAAGATCGGGCGCAGGCTGCACCAGAGCTTGCCGTCCCTGACTTCCCACACCTTCTCAAACGGTTGCCAGCCGAACCGGCCGCACAATACCGCGGCGGACAGGACCATCGGCAGTTGCGGCAGAATTTGATCCTTGACCAAATTGACCCACTCATCCGGGACATCATCCCGCGTCTTTTCGACGGACCACGCCGAAGCGAGGATCGGATCGACCATCATCTTCCAACCCAGCTTGAGCGTCGGCTGATCGGCCATCATCCGATAAGTGGCATACTCACCGTAGATCGGTGGGACGAGCGACAATCCACCCGGAGACCAGTTGTGGCACGCGCCGCCCATCGACAGGGGGATTCCGCCACCGCCATAGCTCCCTGATGCACCGATGGCATCGGCTAAGCCAGGGCCAAGCGAATTTGGCCCGCTCATTCGGGGTATGAGATACGGGACGCTCTGCGCCGCTGGCGTCTCGCCCAGCGTTGGCATTGCGTCGGGGTCGGGCGTGTCCTCGACGGTGCCGAATCCGGGGCCGTAGATGCTCCCGACGCCGTAGCCGCCCATGATGGTGGAGTTGATGATCGACATTAAAATCTTCGTGCGAAGGGACCGCCGGCAAAGACGATGGGGGATGAGACGGGAGTGGGAGCGGCGTCTAGATCGACCGCAGCTACAGCGTAGCGAGCGGCGTCTTGTCCATGATTATCACGATCTTCGGGCACTTCCTTATTCGACTTTCCTTCTGAGGTTTTCGGCCACGAGTAGCTATCCATTTCGTCTATGAGACTCGTCGGCTTTTTTGCTGAAGTCAGTGCGTCGTCTTGCTCATCCAATGGGCTCGGCACGAAGTAAAGGCGAGCCCGTTCGTCTTCTTGCATTGCAAGTCTCTGCCGAACCGCTTGCACTCCCGGCGCGATATCGTTGAACGCTTCGATTGCTGGAAGCCCGGCGTTGCGGAATGCTTCGATGTATGCAGGCTCGGAAGGATCGCAGGCGAACATTTCGATACCGTAGCTCTTGTGCAACTCAGACGCCTGCTTGACCCACCAGTCAATTGTCTTTCGGCTGCGGTATACCTCGCGAACGCGGTACATGCGGGAATCACCATCGACGCCGAACAGCTCAATAGCGCCAGGCTCGGTGAATCCCCAATCCACACCAGCCACATATCGACGGAAAATCGAATGATCGACGGACGGAATAACGTGGATGGCCGAGTCGAATTCTTCGTAAACTAGACCTTCCGCCTTGGCCCATTTCCCGTCCAGAAGCCGCAGCTTACGCGATCCGGTCAGTGAGTTTCCAAGGATGGCCATGTAATCCCGGCCGGCCTTGGTAATGCTCCCATCCTCATCGTAAAAAAGCGGGTTGTCGATGTGGCGGCTGAGTAGCCGAACCATCTGGCTACCCTTGCCGCGAAGGTTGAGCCAATGAGCGGGCGAACCGGGGTTGCAGTCGGCGATGATTTGCTGAAACGGCATTGCATAATTTCTCAGCCGCGTTGCGAGTTTTTCGTGATCGTCCTGGGTTAGTTCCGTCGCTTCAAACTCTCCGATCAGGTCATATTCGGTCGACATGATCCGGTCGGGATCATCCAATCCGCCGACAACCAACTCGCTCCCGTTCGGGTACATGTAGCTTTGTCGGGTGCGCCTCTGCATGTTCTGTAAATCGGGATACAGTTCCGGGTTGGCTGGTATGACCTTCTTTTCGAGCGTGACCAGCACGCTTTGCGTCATGCTGATACGAGTCTTGCGGACGATCAGCGCTCGCGAGTTCGGGCATTTCAGAAGCCATCGGTTGATCTTTTCGAGTACCGCAACTGTTTTCCCCGTCCCTGCCGGTCCCTCGATAAGAACCTCTGTGCTGCGACATGGGAAAAGAGCTTTGGCCGCGCCGCGTGGTCGGTAGAACTTCGTGGCCGGATCAGGTTGCCGCGTCAGGGTCGTCACCATCATCAATGTCCAGATATGCCTTCAGCGGCTTTCCCCCACTGGTGATGTCTTTGCGGTCGATCAGCAACCCAGCCATCTTCGCGAGCAGTTCAATAGCCGGCTTGGGGTCGTGAGTTTTGATCGACACCTTGAACGGCCGCAATCCGCCCAATGGACCACCGGCCGGATCGACAATTCCTTCGGCCTTGAATTCGCGAAGCTGGCCGATTGCAGCAGCATCGCGAGCCTTCAAAAAATCCAGCCTTGGACAGCCATCCGCGTCCACGGTCACAAAGTTAGCCAAGTCGGCATGAGCCAGCCGAGACAAAGCGCCGCGGAGTGCATCGCCATCCATGTTCGCGAGACTGGTCGCCAATCGAATAGCAATGGCCCTGGAGACGTGCGGATCGTTAAGTAGCTTATGGGCAGTCACCGCAAGCGAAATGCGATTGTCGGACCTGTAACCGGCCATCTCGGCGGCTTTAGAGGCATTCCCGCCAGCTTCACCGACGTATGCCTTAGCAAACATTA